ACTTTTTACACTCGAATGGAAAAATCTAAGTTCTCGAGGTTACCGAACGGTAATTGATCTACCGAAAACGTTTCAGAGCCTACTTAAAGTGAACCGAAAGAGGTTTGCGGGGTGCGCTCTGTTAATGGAGGTTCCAAGTGGAACCAAGATATCGGTCAGAAGGATAGCATATTGACAAGCTAAACTAATGGGCCGTAATGTTTGCTTATTAAGTGAACTTACAAGTGACAAACTCGTAGAATGTATAAAACCATTCCGACAAGTTGCTGCCTTGCTTGTCCGGCAAACATTTGAACAAGAGCTGAGTGCTGCTAAAGCGGCGCTTGACGACAATTCAAAGAATTTTGCCAAAGCTTTCCGATCACACTCAGGGTTGAAGGATCAGTATCCCCATGTCATGCAAGAAGCACTTAATGAAGTTGAAGATGACTCAAGGACCAGATTAAGGTTGCTTGAAAAAGCACTTAAACTGCAGTACTTAAGTCCATCTGATGCGAAGCTGTTAAGGCCGTCGGTGCCTGACTTCCCTTACGAGATTGATTTTCGTAAGAGGGACAAACACCAAAAACAACGGCGCTTTGAAGCGAAACACATTAAACAAATTGCATTATTGCTGAAAGGTTAGACAGATTCTTAGTCTCACTACGTGAAAGATGTAAATCCCGAAAATGGGGGGCATCGTCGAAAGCGGGAACCCCCGGTTGGTAATCTTCCCGCAAGCACTTGCTTGGCATACAGATTGGTCGCTAGACTTATTTAATATAGATGGAAAACTCCAAAAATATCAATAAATCCCGGAAGCTGCTTGGTAAACAGCGTAGACCGGCTGGAAGCTCATACAGTTCCAAAACTTTCAAGAATATGAAAATATTTGAAAAAGTATTAGCCACAACTTGCCCACATCTGTTTCCTGACATCCCTTTAAAACATATAAAACAATTAACACAATATATAACGCACTTAAATTCTCACAAAGGGGCAGAATTCTGCATACGTTATCTAAAGGCAACTGAAGAAGAAGTTCTAAAGATTGTCTTTGCTAACCGGAAATGTCAACGACACGAGAAGGTGAGTATAGGACTGGATCAGAACGCATGACCGAAGTGATTAGGCACTGGGCTTAAGAGCAAGTGTCTGAATAAACAAACGTCTGCAATTCGCTTTGTGCTTACACTATGTAGTGCAAGACGTCTTTTGACAGTAAAAACTTATACAAACCTTGAATCCATAACCAACGCTCCAACTTGGAAAACCAAAATACCAATAACTAGTGTTTTGGAGGACTTAGGTGGAAACGATAAGGACCTACTAAAGGGGTTTAGACACCCAGAAATAGGGGAGCTTATTACGGGTAGTGACAAAATCACACAATACCGTACTCCTCGACTTTCGATTTCAATGAAGTCATCTCCTAATGGTATATCTTTCTTTTCGTTTCCATGGGACCGAGCTGCATTGCTCCGTGCTGGTCATGAAAGTAAAATCTTAGCATTTGCTAATCTTTACTATAATGGCAAAGTAACGGATTGGATAGAAGAGAAGCTTGACTCAAGTGAGGAGTTAGTAGATTCAAATCGCGAACTTCATACTGGAAAAGTTAATCTTATCCATGAAGCCGGGAAACTAAAACCCCGTGTTTTTGCAATGCTCGACTCGTTCTCGCAATCCATACTAAGTGACTTTCATGACGATCTAATGGATGTATTGAAAAATATACCTGAAGATTGTACTTTCGATCAAAATAAAGTATCGAGAGTAGCAATCCGGAAACACTGGTCTGAAACAGTAGCCTTCTATGGCTTCGCTGATCTTTCCAGTGCAACGGATCGTCTACCGAAGTACCTTTATGAGGATATAGGTAACTACATTCGTAGTGGTTTAGGTTCTGCTTGAGTTGCAATGTTTGAACGAGACTTCCATATCTCCGACACTTTGCGTAAAAGCCTAAAGAACAAATCACTTGAGTGTGAACAAAATGTCCAATACTCGACTGGACAGCCTATGGGAGCGTTGTCGTCATGGCCTTTCATGGCATTAGTCCATCACATCATTGTGTGGACCGCCTTTGGAAGCCGTAAGGCTTCCTTAGGTCAGTATTTGATTTTAGGTGACGATATCGTAATCTTTGATAAAGTTGCCTACGATCAGTATTGCAACCTGCTAAGAGAGCTTGGCGTAACTTATACCCACGGTTTTTCAACACGTGGTTTTGAGTTCGCAAAACGGATTTTCTCAGACGGTGTTGAAGTCACCGGTGCTTATTCAGCTGCTCTAGTAGCCAGCATAAATGAGCCCGAACTTTTTACACTCGAATGGAAAAATCTAAGTTCTCGAGGTTACCGAACGGTAATTGATCTACCGAAAACGTTTCAGAGCCTACTTAAAGTGAACCGAAAGAGGTTTGCGGGGTGCGCTCTGTT